CTGATTCAACTGAGTTAGCCCTTAAAAATTCACTTTGGTACTTTCTGTAGTCGTCCATACTATCAAATGACTTTGCTAAACCAAAAGTTGCGTTCTGGTTACAAGGCACTGATACTACGGAAACTTCAAATAGTTCCGCGTCCTTTATTTTATATCCATCGGTTTCAGTCATATACTCAGAATCCTTGCACCTGAAACCAACAGAAAATGCTCCAAGGACTCCGTCTTTAACTAATTGTGTTATATCACCAGCAGCTTTTGATATCTTTGCAGATATGTCTAAGCCGTTATCTGTAACACTTAAATCGGTTGCTCTACCAATAGGTTTATTATAGTCATGGTTAAAAAGAATAATTGGATTACCTTTATAGCTTTCCAATCCGCCTTTTGTCCATGCATCTGGTTGAATAATATCTCCAGCTCTATCTAGTGCATTTGTACTTGCAGACCCTTTAATATTTACTCCGCCATCATCAGTTTCACCTAATGATTTAAAAGTACTCGTCCAGTGATATATTTTATTTTTGTTTGACATCTTTTACCTCTTTCTTAGCAACCTTTTTCTCCACCTTTGGTGCAGGTGCTACTGAGACAGGATATCTTGCTTTTACTACTGACATAACTCTGTTCCATGAGCCAAAGTATCTTTTTAGTATATAATCTTTGACAGGAGCATCGCTACCGTAGCCTTTATATTCGACTAATGTCATTGAGTCAACGCCTTTTGAAGCCATAAACTCGGACAAAGCCTTTATCATCATATCTTTTGTCATTATTCTTCCTCGCTTGGTGGCGCTTCGACTGGTCGCCCACCTTCTTCGGGATTTGCGGCTGAACCTGCGATATTTGCAGGAACTCTTGGTGTATCAAATCCTTCGATTGTTTCAAATCTTAATGCCTCCCTTGCTTCATTCGGTGTCATAATACCTGTATTCACAAGTGTTGCATAGTAACTTGCCTGGTCTCTTAACTCTGGTTGTAGAGCAGGTATTCCTGATACATTTTCATCAAGTTTGAAACCGAAATATCTCTCGAAAGCATACGCTATTTTATTTACTATAGGCAGTATGGTTTCTAAATAATATAATCGATGGTTTGGTCTAATGTTTGCATTATTACCGCTATCCATCAAAATTGGTGGAATACCTAACGCTTTAAGTATTATTTTTTCATTGGCTGCAATACCATCTTGAAAATCTAAGTTCTTAAAGTTGATTTCTGTTAGGTCTTCAACCTCTAAACCACCGTCTAAAAACAATGGTCTTCTGCCACCTGACTGCGGGTTATATCTAGCAACCCACGCCTGTAACATTCTTTCTTTAATTTTCTCTGAAAGAGTGTTAGGTGATTTTAAAACTAAACCAGGCACAGCTCCATTCTTGAAAAAGTTATCTTGGAACTTTCTCATATTCTGCATAAGCATCATAGTTCTGTGTGCTGGTTTTAGTCTTGGAACTCCACGATAAATGGAGTTAAAACTGTTTTCTTTAATATGAATTATTTCTGATGGACTGTAGTCTACCGAGTGGTCATACACAAATTTCTTAATATATGTATTCTCGTCTGTCTCGATAGTTACATGCTCTGCTGGAAGATGGTACAGATGTGCACCATCAAAGTATACAAAGATGTTTCCATCAATCAATAAGTCAATTATCAGATTTCTTTTAAATGTACTTACATCTTGAAATGGATTAGGTTCCTGATTAAGTAATAATTCTACTCTTGTTCTTCGTAAACTTTTCTTAATAGGATTTATTCCTTCTATCTTTGTTCCGACATCATAAGGTATTTCAGCAGTATCGTCCACTATCATGTTGACACCTCTGTTTACTATTTCTAATGTCTCGTAAGCATTTCTATAACTTAGAGTATTTTCACGAGTATCTACTGTTAGTCCTTGGTCTCTAGAAATAATATACTGAGCAGGATTTTCTTTTTCCTCTCTATCTATTCCTAAAAATCTATCATACCATGCCATGTTTTTTCCTTTGTATCTCCACCCAATTGCGTTGTTTCTCTGCTGTTAATAGTTTTGGGCGTTTACCGTATATGTTATGCAGTTTTAAATGATGCATGTGACATAGTGTAACAGCACTTTCGTAAACTTCCGTTTTATGCTCTTCAATGAATACTTCTCTATATGCTAGTATTTCATCTTCGGTCTTAATGGTGATTCCTTTCTTTTTACACCATGATTCAAATAACTCGGTCAGACCGTAAAAGTGATGAAAGTCCAGTTCTTCTGTACTTCCACAAATGTAACAGTGCGTGTCTTTCTTATACTGCGACTTAGCTTTGTCACGAACATACTTTATCAAATCTCTCTTTAAAGTCATAAACCTACTTCATATATGAATTTTAACAAAATTTTTACCTGTTGTCAAGAACTATTTTTTCAAGGAGTAGTCTAGAAAGTTGTAGCACTTACCTCGAATGAATAGAGCGCATAACGAAGGGCATCAGCCATGTGAGATGCTGCGTTATGTTTTGGTTTTTCCTTAAGTAAATTAGGGTTTGGGTCCCACTGGTATTGGTCTAGTGCCCATAGTGCTTCTTTACATCTTTGGTCTACAATTAACTTA